TGACAAAAATATGGAATACATCGCCATAAATATCCTCGATAACACTGGTTATTCCTTTGATTTCAATTTTAGCTTCCCATTTATGCCCGTTGATTTTTCGACTCATTTTTCAATTCCCTTATAATTTTGTTGATAAAATTGCTCTTTTTTGATTCTTATACCTGCCGACAGGCTTTAAGCAATCCCCATCGCGCCGATAAACAAACCATCGATTCCGGTTAAAGTCAGTCGATAATATATGCTCTTGCCGGATAAGGAAAACGCCGATTGTAATTTGATTAGATTGCATTAGTGGATTTTCCAAAACTTAATCGCATTTATAACATCAGAGCGGGCGCATCGGGAATATCGGGCTATTTTAAACATATTTTTCTTACCGTGGATATAAACCGAAGGCCTTGTATTACATTCCCAGTCGTTTTTGTCGATGTAATTCATCGGCAAGATTAGGGCAACGGTTCTTATAAACCACGCCAGTTTAGGGTAGTTTTTGTTGGTAATAGCCTTTTCATAGTGTTCTCTATTCATAATTACACTTTCTCACTTTCTTTAGCTAAAATATAAGCCCTATTGCTATCTGTATTTTTTTTGTCAATTTTTCATCTTTCCAAAGCGGGATTAAAGTGTCTGCTATATGATATTTACCTCTGCCAAAATTTTCGGCAGCTTTATTTAAAAAGTAGAATTGTTCAAATTTTTAGTTTTAAATATAATTAGTAATTATATGCCGTAACATTACAGATTAAAATTCCTCTCGTACTTGCAAAATGTAGCGCATTTGAAAATAGTTCGTTGAAAATTGTGGAATCAGTTGTTGTATATTCGTGTTTTGCCTTTTTAACCATCTCTTCAAAAGTTTCAAAATCGGTATTTTCTAATTCATAGACCACACCTTCAATACAAACTAATCTCTTACTATCTCTTAGGAGTTCTAATTGGTCAGCCATTCCTGCGCGATAACAAGAATCGTCTTGTCTTGTTTTTAATAGTCCCATTTTGCCTATCTTTCATAATAAAACATCATTTTTTTACTTCTTTTTATGGCAGATTAACCGGATAAGGATTGACGGTTATACAGTGTCCTGCGTCGGCAGTCCAGCCTGTTTCTTTTCTTTTTTCCGAAGTAAAATTCAAGGCTTCGGCATAATTAGCTTTGCACATATTTAGTATTTGTGGCCTTGTTTTCATTTTTTTACTCCCTAAAAAAAGGTTAAAAGTTATAATTGATTGTCCGATATTTGGACATCTTCAAGTTTGCCGCCGCAAGTACAATAAATGCCGTCCTGCCCACGACAGCAACCCAAATTGACTTCGTCGGTAATTTCGCCTTTTCTGTGCGAAAATAATTTACCGCATTTTGGACATTTTTCATATATTGTAAAGTTTTTCATTTTTTTACTCCCTAAAAAAAGGTTATTAAGTTTAAAGCAACATTATTAAGAGTTATATTACATATATCATCGGCACTTGTCAAATAAATTATTAAAATAATTTAAAAAAATATCATAAAATATCTGCGTTATTAAGCTAAAAACAAAGGTTTTAAAAAATAGCAAGATAGTGCTAAAAAAAATATATTATTAAGCAAAAAAGACTTGACAAGTATATATAACTATTGTATGATATTAGTTATATGGACAACAAACTAATACCGGATATAAAAAAGGTTGATAAAAATAAACAATTAAACAGCTTCGGCGAAAAACAATACTACATCGACCGCCAGCACAAAGACTGCAAAGGTAGTATAAAGTATCGGCTCAAGGCGCAAACTCGCGCCATAATCAATCCTGGAGTGTCTAATCCACAGTTAAAAAACAAGGATATTAGTTAAGCAAACAACAAACAGAGGTTATTAAACAAAAATGACATTAAAACAAAAAAAATTTGTCGAAAACATATTAGCGGGGGAAAATGGCACAAATGCCGTTAAAAAAGCTGGTTATGGTCGTAAAAATAAGATAATTACTGATAAAACAGCTCAAGTTATAGCATCCGAAAACTTATCAAAGCCTATTATTAAGGCTGAAATCAATAAAAGAATGGCTAAAATTGAAGAAAAAACAGGGATTACGATAAAATATATCCAAGATGAACACTTACGCTTAATGGCTTTGTGCGAAGAAAATAGGGATAGAACTAATTTAACTACTAATTTAGTTAGTTTGGGTAAAACAATAGGTGCGTATCAAGATAATATTAAAACTGATAATACTACACGCCAGGAACTTAACTCTTTGCAGCAAAAGGAATTAGAAGATATTGCAAGGGAAACTAAAATTAGGTTATCGCAAAAAACAGGTTAAATTTAAGTTAAAAGGAAAGAAAATGAAGTGTATTAACTGCCAAATTGAATTAAAAACGAATACCACTAAACCGTCAAAATTCTGTTCGGATAAGTGCCGTAAGGCATTTTCACGCCAAAAACAGGGTATTATTGAAAATCAGGCTGAAAATACGGTTTTAGAAAACGTTCCAGAATTGAATATAAGCGTAGATAACGGACAAGTCGATTTAAATACACCCCAGATAACGGACAAAAAAGAAAACGGACAAGAGATAACGGACACGCCTAATCTACATCTACCTGATAATTACGGTCTTGCCGATTGTCAATGTCAAATGTGCAATATGAACAGAATCAACGGTTGCAAGGGCATAATCAATCATGGCGAATGGAAGTCATTAGGCGTACTGGCAGAGAACGAATCAAACAGGGTAGCACTTCCCGGTGATGCCGATTACAAAGGCATTTCCCTGGGCGGCCTCAAAATCAATGGCTAATCAATATATCAAACATAAATAGATAATTATTGTCCGAAAACTTCAAGACAGGTTAAATCAAATGTTTCAATTCAAATTAAATCAGGGCAGGGGGCAGGGGCGGGACGGGGGGACTATCGAAGCGATACGATACTTACCTATCCCTGATATATTTCCGTATTAGATTGTGGACTTGATTTACATAGAATTGAACAAAGAGTACCTTATGATTTTGATTTTTTTATTATTTTGGATTAAGGACTTGGTATTACTTTAATATGAGCGAAGAATTAGATACTACGTTGAGTAAGCAGTTGGCACAGGTTGACCCTTTGTTGTGGTGTTATCAGCGTAATATGCAGTTGACGGATGGTATAGGTTTTAATTTGGTTGATTATCCGTATTTGTTTGATTGGGTAAGGCCGAAGAAGCGTGTGAATAGTACGAAGAAGGGTACGCAGGTATGTTTGACGACTACGAGGTTTTTGGATAGTGTTCATAGTTGTTATTATAGGCGATATGACAAGAACATAATGTATATGATGCCGACATTTAAGCAGATAGAGATGTTGACGAAGATGAGTTTTAATCCTATATTTGCTTATAATCCTTGGTTGAGTAAGTTGACAAGTGTTAATTCTGCGCAGATAAAGACGATAAATGGCAGGTCGATATATTTTGTAGGTGCGCAGTCTGAATCTGTTGGTGGTAGTCAGACGAAGGATAGTGCTAATTTGCGGTCTATACCTTGTGATAGGGTTGATAGGGACGAGATAGACCTTATGGAACAGAGTATGATAGACCAGAGCGAGCAGCGGTTAAATGCTTCTAATTTTCGTCATATCAATAATTTTGGTAGTCCGACATATCCTGGTTATGGTATTGACCAGTTGTATGAAGATGGCGACCAGACTACTTGGAATATAAAGTGTGATAGTTGCAATTCATATACTTGTATAGAGACTACTTTTCTTAACACTTCTTCTAAAGAGATTCCTAAATGTTTTGGTTTTATAGATGGTCATTGGGTAAGGGTTTGCGTTAAGTGTGGTAAGCAGATAGACCAGAGGAAGGGAGAATGGGTAAGTGCGTATCCAAGTAGGGAGAATGGTAGTTGGTGGGTAAGTAATTTTTTAAGTCCGCAATCCGCATTAGATGACCATTTGAAACGGTATCAAAGTGTAACCGGTGGTGCTTTGTGTGAGTTTATGCGGTCTATTGTAGGTATAGCTTCGATAGAGGCCGAAGATGGCCTAACCGAGCAGGAAGTCTTATCCTGCTGTGGCACAGACGGCGTGAGAGGGTATTGGGATGGAGAGACGGTAATGGGTGTTGATGATAATAAGGGATTGAGGGTTGTTATTGGAAGAAGAATTGATAAAGATGTTTATGAGATATATACAGTAGCCAATTTGGAGAGTTTAAATCAGGTACACGATTTGGCTGCGAAGATGGGTGTAAAGTATTCTGTAATTGATTCCGGGCCGTTTGACCACGGTATTAGGGATTTCCAGAAAAAAGAACCATACAAGACTTGGTTATGTTATTATTCTGAACAAATGGCTGGTGAGCCTAAATGGGACAATACTCTTGGCACGGTTAAGTGTAATCGCAATGAATGGTGCGATAAGGTTCATAGTATAGTTGTGGACAAGAAGTTAATACTTCCTCGTCGGAGTCCTGCTGTAAATGAATATGCCTCTGAAATGACTCATACGGTTAAGGCTTTAATTAAGAACCCTGATACTGGGATAAGCAAACCAAGATGGATAAAACGTGGTAGAGATGATTACTTTCACGCTACGTTATATTTTCTACTTGCAGCGTCCAGAATGACTCCAATACCAAGAAGTGGCCGGTCTGCGCCGAGAGTTAAGTTTGCGATAAATAAATTTCATTTATAAAAAGAATTGTCTTGACTATATATATACAATGTTCTATGATATTAGTTAAATGAAAAACTAACAATGTGTTAGTTTTAAGTAAGTGTCCTTATGGGACATAGTTTTTCGCTGGAAACAGCAGAAAAGAGTTTAATATGGCGACTTATTGTGCAAAATTGGATAGGGTTAGTTCGGAAAATTTCATAGAGAATGTAAATAGAGTAGGTCTTACGTCTATGGAAAAGACTGGCCAGATTTATTATGTTGATGGCAACAGGACTTCCAGTGGCGATGGTTCTACTTGGGCGAGCGCATTCACTAAACTATCAACTGCTCTGGCGGCTTCCCACGCCAATATCGCTTTGACGGGGGCAAGAAATTGGGCAGGACGTAATACTATTTATATGAAAATGGACAGTATTACTGATACTGCAAAGAACGGTGTAGAAGATTTAGTTCTTCTTGCTGATAAGACTGATGTTATTGGCGTTGGAGCAAACGATTCATATTCTATGGCTTGTATTTCTGGTAATCACGTTCCTACTAATGGAATGGGTACAAGATTTTACAATATACTTTTCCGAGGCCCTGTGGCAACTGGCGGGATTATATGGACACTTGCAAGTACCTCTTCTGGTATTGAATTTCATAACTGTACATTTAGTGGTTGGAGTACAACTCCCGCAACTATTGGTCTTAAATCTACGGCATCTCCGAGACTTAAAGTTGAAAACTGTACTTTCACTGGTGCATTTTCTACGGCAGCTATTCACTTATTGACCGGTGATGGTAATGGTACAATAATTAAAGATAATCTAATTAACTCTGCGGCCATTGGTATTGACATTGATTCAGGGTTCTCTTGTGCAAATGAACAGGCTTGGATTGTCGATAATAGAATTAAGGCAACTGGTCTTGTTATTGACGCTGATTCAGAAGATATTTGTGTTATGGGAAATCTTGGAGTTTCTGGTGGCACTTTTGGTGCAAACTCGCACGATATGCCTTCTGCTAATTCTGTAGGAAATATAATTACTGGTTCAAACATAACTGGTACAGTTCCTTTTGCTACGATTGCGTAAATGATTAAAGTTATCCGTGTATATGAGCCGTCAATAATCGACAAGTTAAAAGAAAACTTTGTTGAAGATGGCTCATATACTCGTGATATTGCTGGTGATGAATTTAAGTTATTGTTAGAAAAATATCCTGATAGGATATGTGTTTTGGTGTCTTATGATGAAGATAAGATTACAGGTTATTTAATTGGATTTTTAGCATTTGATAGGAACTATGTAGTTCTTGACCAAGTTTATAATTCAATGGATAGTATTGACGCTTTTGCAACGGCAAATACAGCTATGACAATGTTCAAGGAATGGTGCAAGAGTATTGGTGCAAATGAAATTAGACTTGAAACGGAACGTAAGAGTGTTGCCGAAAAGTGTATGAGATTTTTGGGATTCACTGAAAAAGGTGTTTCTTTGAGATTGGAATTATAATGTTCATAATTAAAAAAATATATCGTAATGGTTATGAATTTCAAATTGAAATAAATCCTAAAACTGGAATATGCAGTAATAAATGTTTTAAGGGTGGCGGTGGCGGTGCAAGAATCCCTAAAACAGAACCAGTTGAGGTAATAACAAAGATTGATGAAGTCAAAAGCGAAGAAATCAATCGCCAGAAACGAGCATCTTATCTTGCTGGCGGAAAACAATCTACTATGTTATCTGGACTTCAATCTCAACTTGACCAAAGACTTAAATTAAAACTTGGTGCTTAATGGTAGTAAATAAAAAATTAGTTGATATTGATACTAAAATTGAAAGGTATAATGACCTTAAATCTACTCGAAATAAATATATACCAACTTTGGAAGAGGCAGCGAAATACTCTTGGCCTAATGCGCAGGATATGGTAAAAGATGGTGATATAACAACTGGTATTGTCCGTACTATAAACATCTATGACTCTACATCTATTCGCGCTTCATATAAAATGACGGCAGGCATATTTACTAATCTTATGCCTACTGGTACAAGATGGTTCATATTCAAACCGTCAAACGAAAAACTTCTTGAAGATAATAATGTTAAGATTTGGTTCTCGAAAGCAACTGATATATGTTTAAGTGAAATTTGGCGTTCAAATTTTCAACGTCAAATGTTTTCTACTATCAGGTCTATGGTGGTTTTGGGTACTGGTTGTATATCGGTAACACTTACGTCTGAAAATGACTTACTGTTTAAATCTCATCATATATCAGATATTTTCTTTGATATAGATTCAAAGGGTAGAGTTGATACGGTTTTTAGGAGAATATATTATACCGCAAGACAGGCAAGACAAGAATTCCCAGATGGTAATCTTGGTGATTCAATTGAAAAAGAATTAAAAGAAAATAAAAACCAGAATAAAAAATTTGAGTTTGTTCATTGTGTTTATTCTCGTAATGATTATGACCCTAAAAAGAAATTAAGCAAAACAAGTAAAAAGTTTGTATCTGAATATATAAATATCACTGACAAGGTCATAGTCAAAAACGATAAGGGTTATAACAATATGCCTTATATGATAGGTAGATTTGATATAACCCAAGATGAATTGATGGGAAATGCGCCGGGAATAGATTTACTTCCTGAAATAAAAATGCTTCAAGAGATGAAGAAGGATTATATTCTTGGTTCAAATCTTAATGTATTGCCTACTATGATGTGTGAAGATGATGGTGTGGTAGGACAACCAATAACAGAGTCGAATGCTGTTATGTATATTCGTTCTGGCGCGCAATTTCCAAAACCATATCAAAGCGGTGCTAATCTTCAGCAGGCAATGGCCGATATACAGGAACAAAGACAAGTAATAAAAGACGGTTATTTTGTTGATTTATTTCAGGTTCTTGGCGATAGGGTTAATATAAGTTCTGCAAGAGAAGTTGACCAGTTGGCTTCTGATAGTTTCGCAATGCTTGCACCATTTGTTGGTGGTGTTAATCAGGAAATATCAGACCCAATGATTTCAAATATAATGGATTTGATGATTGAATCTGGAAAGATACAACCTCTCGAAACTGTTATTGGACAAGAGATTGATTACGATATTACTTATCAGGGCAGACTTGCGGTTGCTATGTCGGCAATGCAAGCTAACGCTATTGAGATAGTTTTGTCAAAGTGGTCGCCATTACAGGCATTATATCCAGTATTAGATAATTTTGATATTGATGGTGCTTGTATTGATAGTGCAATAGCTACTGGATTCCCAGCTTCAAGGATTAAAGATTCGCAAGTGGTTGTAGATGAAAGAACGGCAAGGGCAGAAGCCGCAGCGCAACAGCAAAAAGTAGAATTAGCAGAAACAATGTCAAAAGCCTATAAAAATACTTCTGTTCCAGCTCAACCTAATTCATTAGCAGAGACTATGGCAGGTGCTTTATAGAAACTGAAAAGAAAACTGGTAAAGAAACAATCAAAGATAAAGAATCGTATTACTATAATACATTCCTTACAGCAGATGGACAGAAAGTTTTAGCAGACCTTGCTGAATTTTGTGGCCAAGATAGAACTTCTGTTTGCGAAACCGCACCAAACGAATTACAGACTTTCTTTTGCGAGGGCAAAAGACGGGTATATTTAAGGATTAAAAGTTTTATAGAAAAAGGAAAAGAAAATGGAAAATAATGGAACACCAGCACCGGAACTTGGCGGTATGCCAGATACTAAACCAGAAATAACTATGCCGACTTATTCGCCTGAAACTATTGCTTTGATGGAAAAGAAACAATGGAAAACAGATGCGGATATTACAAAAGGCTATACTGAACTTGAGAAGTTTGTTGGCAAAGACCCTAAAACTTTACTTACTATACCTGCTGATGAAAAAGATGAAGTTGGTTGGAATAACATTTACAATCGTCTTGGCCGTCCAGAAACGGCAGAGGGTTATAAGTTTGAGAATAAAACAGGTATTAAACTTGACGCTGAATCAATGAAAACATTTGCCGCAACTGCACATAAAATGGGTTTTACACAGAAACAGTTTGAGGCCGGAATGGCCGCACATTTAGCAGTCTTTCAGGGTGCAGATGCAAAGGCAACTGAAATATATAATGCTGAAATTAAAGCCTGTGATGATGCACTTGCGAAGGAATGGGGCGAAGAAAGACAGAAAAAAACTTCTGAAGCATTAGAAGTTGCTAAAAAGATAGGTATTTATGATACTCTGGAAGAATTAAAACTTGGTTCTAATCCAAAGGCAATCAAAATGCTTGATACGTTAAGGCAGATGATGGCCGACGACGAGATTAAACCAAGTGGCGATAAAGGAAAATTATCCACACAAGACGAAATAAAATCTATACTTGCTAATCCTGCGTATATCAATGGTTTGCACCCTGAACACGGTAAGGTTATGGATAGATTGAAAGTATTATATGGAGTAAAATAGAGGATAAGCGAAAGCCCCTCGAAATAATGGTATTCCATTAGTCCAAAAGACTTTAAATCCAGTGGCGGCCTGCAAAGACAACCAAAACGAAACGTAAATTAACAGTTTAATTAACAATTTGTTTTGAAAGGTTTTACAATGGCTGACCCAAATTATATTGATATGTTTATCAATGCGTATAATACTGGCTATATGCATTTGCCGCAGGAACGAAGAAACGTTTTTGATGGCAAGGTATCTGCAACTGCTCTCACTGGCGAATATATGTCTTTTGACGATATTGCTTCTGGTGATTTACAGACTAAAACTACAAGATTTGCAACAATCAATCCTACCGATAGGGCGTTCCGTAGAAGGTGGATGTCTCCATCTTGGTACTATGATGCACTTCTGGTTGACAAACAGGATAATATAGCTCTTCATACAGACCCATCTGGCGATTTTATAACTTCATTGACTTATGCTATTGAGCGTAAGAAAATGGATGTTATTATTTCTTCGTTTAATGGTTCTGTCCTTGCTGGCAAAACTCCTGGCGCGGATACTGCGTATTCTCTTACGAATACAGTAATATCAAATTCAACTGGTCGTACTATTGCTCACGACACAAAGAATGATGGTTCTGCTGGCGGTATATCTTCTGGCTTGACCGTGAACAAACTTGTTCTTATTCGTGAAAAATTTGCAACTCTTGGTATTCCTGATGGTGTACCAATCAATCTCGTTACTTCGTTTAAGCAGAAATCTGATTTGCTTCGTGAAGCAGAGACTCAAAGTTCAGATACAAGCGATGTAAAGGCTTTGGTAAATGGTACTATATCGAAGTATATGGGTATCAATTTTATCGAAACTAATAAGATTGCTCTTGGTTCAAGTAATGATATTGACGCTGATACGAATATATATCCTTGTTATGCTTGGATTCCAGAAGGTATCAAATTTGCACAATTTCTTACTCCATCGTTTAAGGTTACAGCAAGAGATGAACTTGTTGGCGATGTATGGCAAATCAAGGTGGATTTTGGTTGCAGTGCAATTCGTATGAACGAGAGTATGGTTCTTAAAGTAGAATGCGCAAACGTTTAACTTAACTTTATTTCTGAAAGGAATTTAATATGAGTACTGGTACTTACGAAGGTGATGTTTATACCAAATTGGATTCACCATCACTTACTAATTTTCCAATGGCCAATCTTGCCAGAGGACGAGTATATTGTTCTACTGACCGTTGCGTAGCTGCCACTGCCACAGGCCTTACTCTTGGTAGTACGTTTAAATGCGGAAAACTTCCTGCGGGTGCTAACGTATTGTTTTCAATAGTATATCCGGTAGCAACGGCAACTTATGATGCACCTGACGCAACTACTGGTGCAACAACGGCCTCTCTTGGCATTACTGGTGATACTGACTTGTTTGGTGATATTACCACTCTTGCCTCAGCAACTCCGCAGTTTATAATGCCAAAGCCAGATGGTACTACTTATACCGACTGTCTTGACCCGTTGGCCGCTGACGTAGATGTAATTCTTACGTCCGCTGCGGTTGATTGGACAACTGCCGAAGGTGTTGTAGTTAAGATTTTCTACACTATGTAAGAAAAGTTTTTATGGGGCAGGTTCATAAAACAACTTGCCCCAATTTTGAGGTGTTGTATGTCCTTAACAGATGCTCAAGTATTGCAAAATTCAGCCCTTGCACTCATTGGAGAATATGAGATAGCGGAGTCTGATACTACATCTAAACAGTATCTTTTGTGTACTAATTATTACGCAAAATCAAGAGATGAAGTTTTAGTATCTCATCTATGGAATGAAGCAATAACCGATAGTATGGTTTTGCAGGCAACTATTGCGCCTTTGTTTGGCAAGACTTATAAATACGCCAAGCCATCTGACTGTTTGAGGGTTATTTCAATAGGTTCAGATTTGTATGATTGGGAAGTTAAGGGCAACTATATTGAAACCGATTTTAGTATTGCGCCAGAAGAATGGGCAACTGGTAATGATTATGTTGCCGGTCAATATGTAAGTCTTTCCGATGTTACCTATTTGTGTAATGTTTCAAATACTTCTGCAACTGCAACAAGTCCTGCCACTGATACTACAACGTGGACTACTCAATCTGGCGATTACAATTATATCAATCTTACCTATATTAAGCAATTAACTACAGTATCAGAGTTTTCTCCAAGACTATATCAGGCAATATCGTATAAACTTGCAATTCATATTGTTGCGGCAATTACTGGAAATATGAGCAATAAAACACAGTTGATAAATGAATATGAAACTTTGGTTTTACCACAAGCGAGAGGCGTTGATGCCGCTCAAGGCAAACCTAAAAAAATAATTGGTTCAAGTTCGTGGATACGTTCAAGAAATTAAGGAAACAAATATGAAAAAGATTGTAGTTTTTATGTTGTCTTTGGTATTCCTGATGATTACTTGTCAGGTATGGGCTACTACTGCGCTTCACGGCAGCTATAAATGGCTCTTGAAAAGTGAAAAGATGTCAGTATTAGAGATAACTGTTCCTTATACCGCAGTTACGGCAGATGAAACAGTTACTTGGAATTTCAATGGTACTGCCACAAGAATAGTAGTAGATGTAAATGCAGTTGACGCAGATGGCGATATTACAATTAAGGACATTTCAGGTGTAAGTTATTTGACTCTTACAAACAAACTTGGTTCTGGTGATATTGATTATGTTATACAATCGACTGACCAAGATGGAAATGTTTATGGTGGAGTTCAAACTGCTGGAACTCATACATTAAATCTAATTGATTGTGCCGCTGCTGCGCCTATTAAAATTTATATCTACTACAAATAATGCCAATTAAAATTATTAAAAACTCTGGAAACGCAGGAGTATGGTCTGAATTGCTATCAGGCCGTACAGACCTTGCTAAATACTATAATGCCTATTCTGAATTGGTTAATGGTATTCCACTGCCTCAAGGTGGAGTGGTTAAACGTAGTGGAAGCAAGTTCATTGCCAAGACAAAGGAATTTAGGCCTTGGGTAGTAGATGTGGCATATCCAGTTGGTTGTGTTGTTATTGGCACAGTTGCAATAGTTGATAGTTATTATTATTGTAATGTTGCTCATACCTCTGGCATTGGTGCATCAACTACTATTGCAGATGATATTTCCGCACAACCTACATATTGGACTTTGGTCGAGGCAAGACCTATTGATTTTACTACGATAGGTTCAAAAGCGAAACTATTCTCATTTGAGTTTTCTACCGATGATGTCCATACTCTTGAATTTGGCACGAGATATATGCGTGTCTTTAAGAATGGGGCAAGGGTATTCGATTCCACTACAAGGTCTGTATCTGCAATAACCTTGCCATCAGGTTCTCCAGTAGTAATTACTACGACTGCTTCTCACGGCTGGACTACTGGAATGACTGTTAAATTTTCAGCAGTTGAAGGTACAACAGAATTAAATGGTAAAGAATATACTATAACATATAAAGACGCAGATGAGTTTTATCTTGATGGTACTGATGGTGATGATTTTACTGCGTGGACAAGTTTAGGCACGATAAGTAAAATATATGAAATAACTACTCCATATAATTCAGCCGAAGTATTTGAACTACATAAAACCCAATCTGCCGATGTAATGTATATTGCACACGAAGATTTTCCACCATATACATTGTCGAGATTAGGCGATGCAAATTGGACATTGGCGGCAACTGTATTTACTAACGGCCCGTTCTTGTCTGAAAACACAGACGCATTAGGCATAATTACATTCAAAACGGCAACATTGCCAACTTTGAAATATAGTCTTGTTGGTACTACTGGAACATTGGTTGCAAGTGGAACTGTTAATGGCGTTGCACTTGCGCCATTTTTAGCTTTGCACGTTGGTAGTTTGTGGTCTATAAAACATTCAAGAAAAGATAATATAATAACAACAGCATATAACGATACTAATGCAATTCCAACAACATTGAACGCTAACTGCGTAAGAATAAAAGGTGCATTTTCATTTACAGTTACAAAGTTCAATGCAACTTCTGGAACTGATTCTTGTTACTTATGGCGAAAAGAAGGAAATGGAGAATGGACTCAATACGAACCATTCCTATCTGCGTCCTCTTATTCGTCAACCGAAAAATTTGATAATGTTTATTACTGTTGGACAAGAAGTGCAGGAAGTGCATTGGTAGGAAACTTAATCGCCAAAGACCAGACAAATAAGGGTGTTGTTAAGATAACTGGTTTTACGAATACTACTACTGTTACGGTAGAGGTTATGACTGCTGTATATAATGAAGATGTCGCCGCAGATTCTTACGATTCTCCAACTTCAATGTGGGCAGAAGGCGCGTGGAATGATTATCGTGGTTATCCGAGAACTAATACTTTTTATGAAGACAGACTTTATTGGGCAGGAACTACTTATAATCCGCAGACAATTTGGGGTTCTGCTTCTGGAGAGTATTTAAGTCATTTGACAGGAGATTTAGATTCGGACGCATTGGTATTACCTCTTAATGCTAATGATGTTTCGCAGATTCAATGGATTGTAGCAAGAAAAACAATGGTCGCTGGAACTGCTTCGACTGAATTTATTATAAGTGCAAGTAATCCAGACGACCCATTAACAGCAATAGACAAAAAAGCAAGTCCACAATCATATATAGGGTCTAACAATTTACAGCCTGTAATTTTGAATAATGGCCTATTCTATTTCCAAAGACAGGGCAAGAAACTAAATGTAATGACATTTGCTTACGAAATTGATTCATATAAATCTGACAATGCTACATTATTTGCTAATCATATATTAGAAGAATCCAGTCCTACTACAATGGCCGTACAATTAACGCCCGACCCTTGCCTATGGATAACAAGGGAAGATGGAAATTTATGCGTATTTGTCTATGAGCCGGGCGAAGAAGTTTTCGCCGCTTGGTCTAAATGCGTTACAGGTTCTAATTTGCTTACCCCATTTGGATATTACGAAAGTTGCGCAGTAGTTCACGGAACAGATGAAGATGAACTATGGACAATTGTTAAACGAGTTATAAACAATGTAGCATATAGATATATCGAATTGTCTGCGCCGAGATATGTTTCGCAGGCAGACGAAGCAATGATGTTAGATTCTGCAATAGTAGTAGGAAATCCTTATGTTGCCCAAAATATAACAATGGCTTCCGATACAATCCGATGGGACGAAGGAAATTTTGATAGTGGTTTATGGTATTAAAGGAATAAAATGAAAAAATTAGGTACAACTGAAAAAGGTTTTGTGGTTAGTTTAAGTAATAATGAATTTGCATTTATTACAAATAATTTAGTTAATATAAAAGAAGGCGAAGACATAGATATATCTTGGCTTAAATCAATTATAAAATTATTTGAAACAAACAAAAAAGAACTTGATATTTTATCTACACAGGCAAGTTGTATTATATCCTCAATAAATAAAATTAAGGAAAATAAATAATGGCTACAAAACCAAGTGCATCAGACCCATTAAATTGGGGAACTAAATACAATGCATTTTTAGATGTTGCGCATAATGCGAATGGTACATTAAAGTTAGACACTCCTTCCGAACTTTCCTCTGTGTCAATTACACTTGGTTCAGCACAGCAAATTCACGCAACCAAGTCTTGCATTTTATACATCTATGGTTCTGGGGATGGACAGGTTGGATGGACTGTAAAACTTGGTGCGGCCAATCCTCCTACTGTAATAGCATTGCGAGCGCAAAGCGATAATAGTGGTGCAGGCGAAGTTCTACCTATAACTCTATATGTTCCTGCCGGTTGGTATATTAAAGCGGAGACATCTATAGGTTCTCCGGTTCTAACTGCTACTTATATGACTTGGGGTTGATATGCCGAATTTGATTATAAATCTTCCGAATCACGGTTATATCAATACCGACCCTGTGTATGTGTCGTGGTTAGATGGTGTCTATTATGTTTCAGATAAAGACCAACATTCGTTTAAATTGGCCACAACTTCTGGTGGTGAAATATTAGTTCAATTTACGACTATTCAAACTGATGGATATATACGAAAAATAGAACCAACTACTGGAACAACTTCTATAACTGGATTAGACCATCTTGAAGGCGAAAATGTTTATTTGACTTCTAATGGTGTCGTTGTAGGCGGATATACAATAGTTGATGGTGCAATAACAGTACTGAAAAATATATATTCATATCAAGTTGGATTGCCTTACGCTATGAAAGCAAAGTCGATGAGAATTGAAGTGGCAAGTCCACCACAAACTACGCAGAAGAAAATTAAGAGGATAATGGAAATTGGTGTTAGATATTTAAAAAGCATTGGCGGTAAAGCCGGACAGGAAATAAATGGAGTTGAGTATTTACAGGATTTGAACTGTGAGTTTAATGTAAAATCTAAAGATGTTTCGGTTCTGAATAAGGGTGGCTATGACCCTGATTGCTATACAGTAGTTAAATCTGACAAACCTTATCCATTTACTATTATTGCTACAATGGCAACTCTGGACGTAACTGAATGAAACAATTAACCGAGAAAACTTTTAATGTATCAGACGTACAGGATTTACTTGGCAATACCACCGAGAATATAAAGTCTAACATTACGGTTAAGATGTTGCAGTTATTACCGTATTCAGGCGAGGCAAGGACTTGGTGGTTTGGTAGTGAAATAGTTGGTTGTGGTGGTATAGTGATATATGAAGATAAAAAATGTGAGGCTTGGAGTATTATAAATAAGGCACTTGCTAAAAGACTTAAAAGGGAATTATTGGTTGGCTCTAAACTGTTTTTAGATGAAATGGCAGAAAAATACAGAATAGCATATATGAGAGCTACTTGGCGGGTTGATTTTGATAGTGGAATAAGGTGGTTAGAGCATTTGGGATTTACTAAAGAAAATGGCGTAGAGATGATAAACGACACAGACAAAGCATATATATATTCAAGGCATTTTAAATGGGTATAGAGATTGCTATTATATTAGCGGCAACGGCGGCGGCAGCAGCTTCACAGGTAGCCGCAGGACAGGCCGCAGCGGCTCAAGGCAAGGCCGAAAAGGAGATGTACGAGTATAATGCCAGATTGCAAGAGCAAGAGGCTAAGAATCGTATGCAGGCCGCTTCTATCGAAGAACAGAGGATTTCTTCACAACAACAAAAAGCGTTAGGTTATCAAAAGGCCGCATTTGCAAAGTCTGGATTCTCTATTGAGGAGGGTTCAAGCGTTGATGTTATGGCTGATACTTACGGAGAATATGCTATTGACAGAGCATTGACATTAAGAAGTGGCTTAATTGATAAAATGACGTTAGAATCAGAGGCTAATCTGTCAAGGGCGCAAGGCAAAATGGCACTTAAAAGAGGCAAGAACGCACAAAAAGCGTCTTATTTGTCTGCCGCAGGTACTATTGGAATGGGTGTTGGTTCTACGATGATAGGAAGTGGATTTGGTAGCGTAAATAAATATAATAGTGGAATTGGTAAATCCGGTTCAATAAATCAGGGAATTTCTGGCGGTTCAAGATATACATAGGATAAATGATGCCGAAAATAAGGACATATTCAAATCAAGCACCTGTACCAGTAGGTACCGGCGCAGCACTTGCAACTAACATTGAGGGTTTGACGAATACTGGCGAGGCGCAGGTATGGGGTGCTGTTGGCGGCCTTGCTGATATTGTTGGACAACTTGCACAAAAGAAAATGTCATTTGACGACTCTATGGCACAGGTTCAAACGTCAAAGAATCTTAAGACTGCTGAACTTAATTATTTAGCCAAAAAAGAAAAAGATGGTAATTCTGATAATTACTATAAATATCTTGAGGAATACCACAAAGAGGTAGAGTCTTTAAATTCTACCGTTAAATGGGGTTCGCCACAGGGTAAGACCAGAGCAATGGCAGATTTAAACGCCCAATCAGAGATATTTTCGCAGATGGAAAATGTCAATATCCTGAAACAAAAAGGCGCAGATACGGAAATGGCAGCTGGCGCAACATTTCAATTAGATGTTGCAAATGATAAAGGTGATATAGCATCTGCATTGCAAATTCAATCTTCATTGGAAAATTATAAGAAAATCTTAAACGAAAGACATTCACCTGAATTAGCAGAAGTATTATTAAATAAGGCGCATTTAACTGGAAAAGAACAAAATCTTCAAAATCAAGTAGGCGCATTGAAACAAGCATTTGTTGCCGGAGATACGACGGCATTAGATAAAGCGGTTGAAATTGTCCAATCTGCACCTTTGATGGACGAAGAAAAAAGACAAT